CCCTGTCCTGATGAGCCTGCAATAATCTGGTTGTTAAACATTAGCTATAGTTCGCTGTAAACACGCAGTGGATTGAGGTGGCTGTACGGACGACATAATCAATGCGGTCAACCGCAGAAGCCGCTGTGGTGAGTGTGGGCGCGGTGCCGCCAGCAAAATCGTAATAAGAGCCAAACGACAGGGTGCGGCTACCTGTGCCATCCTGCACAATGAAGATAGAGCCTGTCTGCCCAACAACGATGTTAGTCGGGTTATCCAGTGTACGGTTGCCAGCCAGCGTAACGGTGAAGTTCTGGTTCGCGCCCAAGTCTACCGAGATGTTCGCGCCATCAGTCAGTGTCGCCACCTCTACAGCGTAGCGCCCTTCAAGCTGGTCAGTGCTGGTTGTTTCGCCCAGCCCGGTTACGGTTGAACCAGATACAATAGATTTTACAAGTCTTGCCATATCAGCCTCTAATTAGTCAGCGAGAAGTTGCTGCTTGTCGCGTCATACCTTGTAAACGGCACCTTCTGGTCTGCATTCAAAGGTATGTTCGCAACGGACGAATCATACCGGAAAAACGGCACCCGCGCCGCAGTAAAATAGCTACTTAAATTCGCTACACTAAACACATCATACACCATTACCTCAACAACGTCACTGGCTGTGAGCGCGGTTAAGCCGCCAATGGTGTTGGCAGTGGTGGTTGTGTAGTCGGTGCCGCTAATCAAGGTGACACCGTTTAGCATTACGTCTACATATTCACCGTCTGTGTAGACAAGTGTGTTGCTGTTGTCGTCCGCGCCGGAGAGTGATGTCTCACCACCTGCCGCAGTAAAGACATAGCGCTGGCGTACAGCTTGAGTAGGGGTTTTACCTATGTAAGCCATTAGTTAGCATCCTGTATAGTCAACTCGCCAGCTTCTACTTGGCGCAGGATTTCTGCGTAGTCTGAATTAGCTGGGTCAAGAGGAACTGCTGTTCGAAGCCCATTGATAATAGCGCTAATACTTACGTTTTCGCCATCTTCAGCATAATATTTTGCGTTTGTAATTTTCATCACTAAAACTCCGCTGAAAGCTGTACTGGAGCCGCGTTGGTGCCTGTACATATCAACATAACAGTTGTACCAACTGCGGCTGTTGAACTCATACCTAAGTTCATTCTGCCGCCCCTTAAATTTACGTTTGAAGCACCTACTGTAACACTAGCGTCATCATAATCTGCTGTTGTACAATCGGTCATTCTTAGTGTTGTAACAGCAAGGCTTGGGGTTGCCCTCATATCACAAACTGCCCTTACCATTATTTGAACATTGTTATTTAGAGTAGTAACCTTACCTACACCCCCATCAACTAACTGATAATACCGCTGACACCTAGCCAACTCATCTCCATAGCTACGGTGTTCAAATGGCGTGGCTGTGTCGCCTACCTCTAGCTGGACGCCTGTGAGGTAGAAGGTTGCGCCAGATGTAGCAATCCAGTCAGTTTGGTTTGATGTTGCTGTGTAATTGCCATCGTGCCAGCTTTCAGTGGTTGCTGTTTGCTTTGAGGTTTGACTACCAAGCGACCACTCTAACAAGTAGTCAGCCCCATTTGTTCTGTCCCACGATGGTGTTGTTGTAGTTGGTTCCGCAATGGTGTGTTCAATCTTTGTCCAAGTGTCAGCGGCAAGCGTATATTCAAACACATACGAAGCCGCACCTGATGTGCCACGAACAGAACAACAATAAGTACCAGCTACTGATGACCTTACCCAAAAAGACAATGTTGATTTAAGTGCGTCACTTGTGCCAGTGCGTAACTGATTTACAGTATAACCCTCTAAGTTCTGCTTTATAGAATAGCCGTATGTACCTGACGTATCTGTTGTGGTTACTGTAGCTTTCAGTGAGTTTGTAAATGTTTGACCTGTTGGGACAGTTGTGTCTTGCGCTACGCTAAATCTACCAGTGCCACCGTATGTACGCGCACCCCAACGGTCTAAGCTAACAAAAGAATTGTCAGCAGATATAGTACCGCTTGTACCCCGCTGTGCCACAGTCATCGCACCATTGATGATGAGGTTGCGGTGTGCATTGAACACACCATCAGAGACCTTCGGCGTGGTCACCGCATCATCTGTTATACTAGCTGTTTTAATGGTGCTAAGTGCCATATCGTTATCCTCACGTTGCGTGTACTAGGAAGCCGTTAAACCAAGAAGCATCTGCAACACCTACACTATCGTTAATTACAGTAGCTTCGTCTGTGTAAAAAAACACTTCAGCGTAATCTGTCGTTCCATTCATTTGGAACATAACAGTAGGGCCGGGATAATTACCGCCTATCAATTCATCATTATTAGTTTGTATTTGAATATAAAATGGGCCAATACCATTCTTGCGTATATAAATTCTTACATATTCGTGTATGTTTGTTAGTTGTGCGCGGATACCCGCACTAAACGTATACCACCCAGCTATTTGTGGCGTATATCTGTGGTTTGTTGCATCCCAATAACTAGCAGTGTCTAATTCTACTGTTCCCCACTCCACTTTAGTGATAGTGGTGGCAGACACTGACTGGTCTGTGTTAAGAGCCGTAACTTGAAACGCCACGTTCTTTGGCTGGATTAGGCCGTTGCTTCCAATAGTCAGCGCGGTGTTGCTGTTGGTAGGGTCTTGCAGGGTCGAGACTTTAAGTATACTGCTCATATCATCACCCCACTAACTCTATAGAAAAACGAGGATTGTAAACTGGAGTCGCCGAAGTAGACGCAAAGATATAATTGCCTGATAGTGCTGTAATTTTTAACTGGTCTGATGCTGTTGCTGATATTAATCCAGAAAATGAAGCGTTTGCGTAATAGGCGCTACTAACGAAGTTTACAGTCACACCGTGGTAATAGTCAAAAGACCCAGAAGCGTCTGTTTGTAATCCAACTGTTGATTGAGTATTAGCGGCAACATTGGAGCCAGTACTGTTAGAAAAAAACCCACTAAACGAATACCTGTATATTCCAGTTACAGGCACTACATATACTCCAGTTGAACTGTTGTAATTGCCACCAATATCAAAATCCTCTGTGTTCATAATTATATCGCCAGTCAGTCCAGTATTACCCCCAACGTTTATATGAGTGCCTGAAAATGCTGGTCGTGCTGGAGTAACGATGCGACCACTGCTATCAATCGTCAGCGCCTGCGAGGTTCCCGTCTTGCTGTATATGTTGTCTACATAAAGGGTACTCATGTCTTACTCCGGCTTTGTGGGCCACACGACATCATCAAGTGATGTATAGCTATCTGTTATATCACGAAGCGCCTGACGGTATGCGGTCTGTTGTGCGGTCATTGTTAGGTCGCTAGACGCCCACCAGTCTGTCTCTGCAATCAAAAGATTTCGCTGATTTCGCAGTGCAATCAATTTACCTTCAGCTTCAGCCGCATCGTTGTCGTACTCAACCACGTTACCTTCAGCGTCATAGGCTGTGTCGCCAATAATGGTCACTACTGATGAATTTAATTTATAGATAGCTTCATGCTTCATTGTGCTATCTCCATCAAAGTTAAACTTGCGGCATCACTATTAACATTTAAATATACTGTGGCGGTAACTCCTGTGCGTTTTATTGCGGCAGTGTATGTCGTAGAGGATGTAGTTGATGGGCTATCTAAAACAAACCCAACTACATTGGCCTTAACAGCCGCCGTGTCTGCATATGCAGTGCCAAACCCAATACCACCCGCGCCATTAGGGTCTAAATTTGTTCCAGTTGATGAGTTACCCCTAAATACAGTCAATGATGCGTGAACACCGTTGGTGTTGTTATACATAGACCCGCTGACCATAACTAAAATTTTATTTGATGCACTTGAGGGTGTTATTGAAGCTGTTAAACCTGTGTCTACATATGTGGTTGAAGAAGTGCTTTGTGTTGTATTATATGTAGTTGAAACAACCTGTACAACGTGGCCGGGTATCATTGGCGTTCCAGTGCCAGCCGCGTCAACTATTCTATCTACATTCAGTATCGAAGCCATCTATACCACCGTCAGGTTGCCGTTGACTGTTAGCGCCACGCTAGTGCCAATCGTAAGTGGGCCAGTAGCCATTGCATTGTCCCCAGATGCAATAGTCACATTGGCTGTTAGTGTTTGGGCATTGACCCTAAATATATCGCCCTTGCCATTGGTTGTGTCGCCTGTCGCGCCGTTGTTGCCATCGAAATAACCGCCAATGCTAAGACCACTGGCAAACATGCTTTGGGTTATTGTTCCAGCACCGGGAACTACAGTTTGTTGAGCCTTACCCTGAAACACAGCGTAAAAGTCATCGGTGCTTTGAACAGCGCCAGTCATAGCTAGGCTCGTTCCATTGGCGGTGTAGGCTACACCCGGCTCTTGACGGACGTTGTTTACGAAAACTTCTACGTCCTGAGAACTGCCAACAGAATAGTCTAGCGTATAGTTAGTGCCGCCATTACCCGTAATTGTTTGCTTGTTTATTGTGGAGAATGCGGTAGCAAGTGGATTACCCATATAAGGCATTGCGCTCTCCTTATGTAATATCTAGGTGACTCATCACCACATCAGCAGATGATGCTGTATCAGACACAACCTTCAGCGCATCGCCCGGTTCCATCACAACCTTCTGGTCGCCCCCAACGACAACAATTGACGATCCAACCGGAATCGGTGCGTCTTTCACAAGATACACACTGTCTTCCGCGCCGCTTGTTCTGGCGCTTGCGTCCAGTATAACATCTATAAGAATCTGTGAGGTGACGATGTTTGCCACACTCAAACCAATAATGGTTGTCTCTGTCGAAGCTGGACAGGTATAGATTGTGGCGGCACTCGTTCCTACCGCAGTATCCGTTTCTGATAAAAATGAGTTAGCCATATCTTACCCCAATGCAATTGCGAAGGCCAAAGCCTGCGGGTCTTGTTCTGTAAAGTTCACAGCGTTGCCACTAGCATCGTTGTAAATCATCTTCTCTGCTGGCATTGTACAAAACACTGTTCTTGTGCCTGCGCTCCAGTTGATCTTGCCATCACCAAATGTCAGCGCCGTATCATCTGCCAGCGTCACAGCCGTGTCTAGTACAATGGCGCTCTGAGTGGTCACGGTAGCTACTGTAACTACTCCGCTAATACCTGTGCCTCTAACACGCATACCAACAGCAATAGTCCCGCTGTTACCATCCACTGCAACGCTCGTAGAAGCCGTCACAGCGCCGTTAACGTCTGCGGAGGCTGTAACCCCACTGCTTTCCAGTACAGAGTCCCTAGAGAGCGTTGTGCTGGATGCAGTGTACGTTCCAATACCTACCTCAAAGTCCGTGCCGTCTGTGCAGGAATAATAGGTGGTGTTGCCATCACCTATCTCTGCAAACGAATCAAACCCAGACAAGGCACCAGCAAGAGTTAACGTGCCAGTGCCTGTCGTGGTTGTCGTTTCTTTTACACGGTCTTTAATTACAAGAGCCATTTTGTACTATAGTACCTTTATTTCAGCTCAACACTCAGGTTGCTTGCATTGATACGGAAGATATCGCCTGAAGCCAAAGTCTTTGAAACATCAAGTGCGCCAATGAACAAGGTATTTGATCCGTCAAACTTTAACTTAACGTTGTCAGACAGCGTTACACTTGTGTCCAAGACAATTGATGTTTGGCTTGTTACGGTTTGAACTGTTACACGGCCAGTAATACCAGAACCAGTTACAACATCGCCAACTGCAATTGTTCCAACGTTACCATCAAGAGTGACGTTAGCAGATGAACTTACTGCACCGTCAACATCGGCTGTGGCAAAGTTTTTATCCGAAACAAAAGCGTGAGTTACTGTGTAGTTTGCAATGCCGCTAGATGGTGCAAATTCAACGTTATTGTCATTGATCACGCGCTGTGCATCACAGATAACTGTATCGCCAGCAGTTTGAGTTGTTGGCGCTGAAGTGCCATACTGAGCGCGGCTACACCCTGTCAAAGTGTTTGTTCCATCAAATGTCAGAGCTGTGTTGTCAGCAATAGTAATTGCTGTATCCAAAACCAAAGATGTTTGAGATGTAACAGTCTGAACTCGAACCGTACCTGAAATGCCAGTTCCAGTAACAATCATGCCTACTGTGATTGTGCCAACATTATTATCAACGGTCAAAGAAGTTGATGATGTCACCGCGCCGTTAGCATCGGCAGTGGCCGAACCGTCCTTGCCAGTGTAGTCAATAATCTCTTGGTTGATTACCACTGTACCAGATGATGGGAATGCTTCAGCATCTGTCAGAACTAATTCTGTGTCAGCAGCGGCGGCATTAAACGCCAAAGTTGTTACAGACTGTTTCCAGTTTGCGGCAGTTACCTGTTGGCGTGTGTAGTCGGCATCCTCAGAAAAGATACTTACCTCTGTGATGTTTCCGTTTTCAGCATTTGCTACAGCGGTTGCCAGACCAACATATATGCTGTTGCCCGGTGTGGCAAAGGACAGAGAGTCATTCTTGAAAATGTAATCAAGAACCCTTCTTTCCAAATATGTGGTTGCCGCATTTGATGTTGCCATCGTTAGTTACTCCTTATGTACGAGGTCTGGTGGGAAGACCCTGTCTATATGCGTCATCGTTTTCCCTCGCTTCCGCAAGGTCTTTCAGTCTTGATAGGCTCTCTTGGAAGCGCCCTTCATACATGGATATAACATCCTGTTCACCTTTCATATAAATATACGCTTCTATAAGAGAACCGTAAAGAAGGGCATTCGGAGCGTTGCTGCTCAACCATGTATACTCGCTATCCGTTCCAGCAGTCAGGCTTGCTGGACGGTAATAGTAGTGTAACTCCACATCGTAGGCTTGGTCGGGTGTTGGGCCTAGTATGAAGTTTGCCTGAACGTTACCAGCGCCTGCTGTGGCGGTGGCATCAAAGAACCCATAGTATTTAGGTTTAGCTGTGGCCGTCCTATCTGGGTATGCTTCTCTAATAAAGTTTACATCCTTCTCAAGAAGGAATCCTTCGCTACCAGCAGTTCTAATAAAGAAAGAAAAAGGAGCCAGAAAGTCTGACGGCGTTGAAAGGTACTCGTCATTAAT